TCAAGAACGAAGGCCTCCCAATGATCCAGGAGAAACTAGAGCTACTTGGCGAAGCTCTCGTCGATTGGATCGGACCGCGGATCGTGCCAATGCTCAAGGCTCTCGGCAACCTCATCGCCACCGTCGCGAACTGGCTCATCGACACCGGACTCCCGACATGGGTGGACAAGCTAAAGCAATGGGGAGACGCGTTCGTCGCATGGATCGGACCGAACATCGCTCCAATGCTTCAGAAGCTCGGCGAACTTGTCGCGAAGATTGCGGTCTGGGCAATCACCGAAGCACTTCCGAAACTTCTCAAGATCGCCGTGGAATGGTCCGCCGCTCTCATCGGATGGTCCTTCCAACTCGCCCCCGAGGTCATCAAGGGACTCGGCCTCATGGTGTTAGAGATCCTCAAGAAGATCCCAGAGATGGCCCTCAAACTCGGAAAAGGCTTCGCCGAGCTCGGCATCGGACTCGGTAAGAGCCTCATCAACGGGATCATCGACATGGTGAACGGCCTCGTCGGAAGACTCAACGATCTCCTCGAGTTCACCATCCCGGTCCCGTTCGGACCAGACATCAAAGTGAACGCCCCAGACATCCCAGGCATCCCGCGCCTAGCGTCGGGCGGCTTGGTCATGGGTCCTCAACTTTCCGTCATCGGTGAGGCCGGCCCAGAGTTAGTGGTCCCTCTTGACAAAATCGGCAACCTCGGCGGCGGCAACCATTACGCCATCACCGTCCAGACCGGCGTCGGCGACCCTCGCGAGATTGGTCGTCAAGTCGTGGACGCGATCAAACAATACGAACGCACCGCCGGCCCCGTCTTCCAGGCGGCCTAATGGCCGAACTAAACATCGCGCCGGCGGTCGTCGAGATCGAGTTCACACAGTCATCCCAGACGACAAACTTCGTCCTCGACGACGCGACAAAAGGCGTCCTCGGTAACACGACCTACAAACTCGGCGGACAAACCTGGACCGATGTCACCGACCGCGCCTACTCGACAACAATTCAACGCGGCAAAAATCAAGCGCTCGCCAGATACAACGCCGGCACCCTCGGAGTCGTCCTCGACAACCAGACCGCACTCTTCGACCCGACCATCCCCGCCGGCACTACTGGCTATCCCTACGCCGGCCAAATCATCCCAGGCAAGAGGATCCGCGTCACCGTAGGCACCGAGATCCAATTCCTCGGAGTAATTCAAGACTGGGATCTTGAGTATCCACTCGGAGGCATAGCGACCGCCGTGATCCGCGCCGCGGACGCGTTCGTTCAGCTGGCAAACCGAACCCTCGAGGAGCACACCTTCACCAGCGCACTCTCCTCGGCAATGCTCACCAGCGTCCTTGACCAGCCCGAGGTCGCGTTTGACACCGACAACCGCGACATCGGCACCGGCGTGACAACACTCCAAGAGACGACCGTTGCTCTCGGAACAAATGTCCTCACCTTCTGCCAACTCATCGAAGCATCCGAACCCGGGAGTCTCTTCGTATCGAAGGAAGGCTTCCTCACATTCCGATCGCGTCGCTACAACCCGACCTACGCCGGCGCAATCGTAATCACCGACGACGGAACCTCAGTCACACCTCGCTCTATTGAGGTCGAGTATGGCTCCGAGCTTCTCTACAACCGCGCAACCATCCAACGCGTCGGCGGCACCACTCAAGTCGCAGATCAAAGCGCAAGCCAGCTCCAGTACGGCGTCTTCGCGTACTCAGCCGAAGGTCTCCTTATGAACACAGACGCCGTGGCGCTCTCAATGGCTCAGTATTACGCCAACACCTACGGCCAGCCAGTCTTTCGTCCGCGTCGCGTCCAGCTCGACATGGCCGCACAAACAGGAAGCGACCAGGGACTCCTTCAAGCTCTCGACCTCGACGAAATTGTTCTCATTAGTTTCACACCACCAGGCGGACTTCTCATCGAGCGCTACATGATTGTCGCCGGCATCTCTCACCGAGTCACACCAGGCCGCCACACGATTGACCTCGACCTCATCGACGCATCCGAACAGAGCTTCGTCTGGGGAGATGCTTCGCTACCTTCAGCAGATCAACCGCTCAGTCTTCTAGACTCAAACCGATACGGCTTCTAGGAGGACACAATGGCAGAAGGATACAAAGCATGGACCGGAGGAGATGTCCTCGAAGCGGAAGATCTCACCGACTACGCATCAAGTCAGGCCGTGATGAGGTTCGCAAACGCCGCCGGCCGTGACGCCGCGCTCACCGTCTCCGTCGTGAAAGAAGGGATGCTCGCCTACCTCAAAGACACGAACATCCTCACCGTGAACACGAACGGCCTGACGACTGGCTGGGTCCAGATCTACCCCGTCGTCACCGCCACCATCACCGACGCACAAGTCACAAACGCCAAGCTCGCCGCCAGTTCCGTCTCTTCGACAAACATCATCGACGCAACAATCGTCGGAGGAGACATCGCCGCCGGCACAATCACTAGCTCAAACATTCAAGACGGAACAATCGCACCGTCTGACCTCGCCGCTGGAACCTTCGGCATTTCAATCTCTGGCAACGCCGCTACCGCATCAAACGCGCTACTCCTAGACGGATACGACACCAACGCGAGCACCGCGGCAGACACAATCCCGGTCCGCTTCGGCGCGGGAGTTATCCAGGCGTACCACTTCAACGCCAGCGGCGGCGGCTCCTCAAGCTTCTACGACTCCGGAAGCTACACCTATCTCGGAGTCGCTTGTATGCGAGTACTGAACTCGAGCGATGTCTACTCTCAAGCCGTGAGCGGCCGAGCCGTCCTCGTGAACTCAAACAGCACCCTCGGCACATCCACATCGTCGAGACGCTTCAAGGAAGACATCGCCGCCCTTCCCTACACCGCCGCCGACATTCTCAAGATGAACCCGATTGTCTTTCGCTACAAAGAAGACCACCTCGAAGAAGGAGCAGACCGTCCGGTCGAGGTCGGACTCATCGCTGAAGACCTCGCCGATCTCGGCTTCGAGGAGCTCATCTTTCGAGGAAAAGACGGAGAGCCCGACGGCATCGCATACGAGAAGATCGCCGTCGCACTTCTCAAAGTATGCCAAGACCAGCAAACACAACTAGACGGGCTTTCAGCTCGTCTCGACCAGATAGGAGCCTGACATGGCCGTGAAGACCTTCGCCGTTGGCGAACTCGCCACTAGCGCGGATGTGAACACATACCTCACAAACGCCGGCCTCGTCTATGTCACTCAAGTGAGTCCAACCGCCGCAAGCACCATCGCGGTTTCTAATTGTTTCTCATCTACCTACGACAATTACAAAGTCATTGTAACTCCGGTCATCTCGGCGTCTGCTAGCGACATCAGGATCAAGCTACGAAGTGGCGGTACTCCATCATCTGTCAATTACTACATGACGAACATCTTCGCCTCAGCCGGCGCAATCTCATCCACTTCCGAAGCCGGTCAAGTGTCCTGGCGTGGTGTTTATTGTGGTACTGGCGGTTCAGACGGTAAATACAACTCGCTTACTTTTGACCTATTCGGCCCATTCTTGGCGACAGCAACTCGTTACGACATGCGATCCTCGGCATGGGACTCTACGAGCGTTGTCAATCGTTCCGCCACAGGTTTCCACGACCTATCTACAAGCTACGACGGCTTCGAGTTGTCGGCTGGTTCCAACATTACCGCGACAATCACGGTCTACGGATACCGCAAAGCCTGACCATGAGCCCCGAAGTATCCGCCGCCCTCGTCTCGAGTGGCTTCCTCATCCTGATCGCACTACTCGAACGAACACGCCGAGAAAACAACCGCGACCACGGACAAAACTCCGAGAAACTCGACCGGATAGAAGACAAACTTGACGAGCACATCGGCGACCACGCCCGAGCAAACCTCAACGGAAAGATCACATCATGAACCCTAAACTCCTCGCCATGTGCGCCGACTACGCGCGAGCCGTCGCCGTCGCCATCCTCACCCTCGTCGCCTCTGGCAACTTCGACCCGCGGTCGATGGCCATCGGAGCGGCCGCGTCACTTCTGCCTCTTCTCGCTCGAAGCGCAAACCCAAAAGACTCCGCCTATGGACGCTCTAATGGCTAAGAAGCGCACCTACACTGGCACAAAAGACGGAGCGGCCCCAAGCAAAAGACCAGGCACCGAAGAACTTCAGCGTCTTCTCTGTAAGCGTTACAACGCGCGGAACCTCGGAACATGGGTCGTGAGAAACATCAAAGGCAAAAACACCCTCTCAGTCCATGCGACCGCAAGAGCCGGCGACACAATGCCGAAGAACCGCAAGGACGCCCTCAACATAATCGCCCTTCTCGAACGCCACGCCGACCTTCTCGAGATAGAAGCAATCCATGACTACCTCTACGACATCGACGGCAACGGACCAACCGCCGGCTACGGCCGAGCATGGAGAGTCGGACGAGGCTGG